TTTACTAACTTGAGAAAAAATTAGACAAACTTCGTTGTCTATGATATAACCACAATAAGAAAGGAAAATATAATGAAGAACTTTATTACGACTACTATGGCCCTATTGGCTCTTACTGTTGCAGCAAATGCAACTGATCTACCAAGCAAGAAGAGTGTTCCTACTCCTCCTGTAGCTGCTGCGCCAGCACCTGCTGCAAGCAACGACAGCTTGACTGTAACTTACGGTCAAGACCTTGGCAACAACTTTGGTGCAAAGGTCGATGATGCTTATGGCGTAACCTACAAGCACAATCTTGGTGCTGGTTTCTCTGTAAGTGGTGCAGCAAGCACTACTCAGGCTCCAAGTGCGCTTGTAAAGCAGAACCTTGAAGCACAAGTTGGCTACGCACTTCCAGCATTTGCTGGCATTGCTGTAAGCGGCAAGGTTGGCGTTGGTGAACGTTTCCTCGACACTGGCAACTTCCCATACTATGCACTTTATGGCAATGCTGACTATAAGGTAATGGACGGTCTTACTCTTAATGCTGTTCAGTATCGTTATCGCAGTGCTGTTGACAATGCAACTTATGGTTACCAGAGTCACCGTCTTGGAACTGGTGTAACTTATGACATCAATTCAACTTACAGCGTAAGCGCAACTGTGTATCGTAGCTTTGATACTTCATCAAACTTCAATGCAACTGGCGATGCTTTCGCAGTTGGTCTAACTGCAAAGTTCTAATCTAATCTAGATAGAATAAAGAAAAGGCGGGAATTTTTCCCGCCTTTTTTATTACGTAATAAAAAAATTTATTTTTTTTTAATTTATAACTTTGCTTTTTTTACCACTATAATCGCTATAAAGTTTAATACCACGTTCACGAATAAGGTTCACAATACCTTGTGGATCATCATCAAAGCACTGGCGCAGATCATCTTCGCTTAAGTCTTCATCACAATCCATCGCATAAATTTCATACACACGTTGTGAATTAAATCGTGCTCGTAGTGCCATATAACTCAATATATAATCTACTTTACTAGGCATGATTTTGCCGTGTGTAACAGCATCAATCAACTGTTGATCTTCGTATTGTGTAATGGGGACTAGACTGTCAAGCCCCTCATTACACCACATAAAAATGTAAGCATTGGTAGTCATTGGTTATCACTTGCTTTAAGAAAACAGCCACACTTTTTCATACTTAACTGCGTGTCCAATGCTTCTACCGTTCAATAATAACATAATTGTTCCGTCCGCCATTTTATATGGACTAGCACGACAAATTGTTGCGCTAAAATGTTCATGGTTTATATCTCGCCATTCTGGATGCCCAGTGCTTGTATATGCAACCAAACTATTTTCTTTAATAAGATCGACGTTGTTTTCGTCTATGGGGATAAGTGTCATGGTGTTCATTACTTTTCTCCAATCAGTTGATAAGGCTTGTTCCACTTGCCGATATTGACATCAACATACCATCCAATATCATAGTAATCCGATTGGACATCGCTGTTATCGTGATTGCCATCGTTCATGGCGGTAAAGATTTCTGTCAAGAAATCCTTGGCGTTACCTGTAAAATGCTCGTGATACCAATAAGGATTGACATTCAAACTGTCTACTACACGACCATCGTGCCAATATTGCTTGCTGTGGTGGTAAGTGCGTTCATCAACGGTATCTTTGTAATTCTGGATGAAATCGATGCCACCGCTCTTGACATTGAGTACAAGGGTCATATGGTTAGAAACCGCCAACGAACCCTTAACGCCATACTTGGCAAGGATTTTCTTAACCGTAGGGGCAATCTTGGACTTCTTTTCCTGTGACATGTAAGCCATTACCGTTCTCCATCAGTTGACTATAATTTAATATAACACAGATTTAGAGGCTGTCAAGCACTTTTTTGACAACCCATAATAACTTTATTTCCAAGACTTACGCTCGGTATTGACCTTTTCAACCACTTCCTTAACTTCCTTTAAACCAAGACCAGATACAGAACGAACAAACTTGATCATGTCAAGTTTAGCATTGTGCATTTTTCGTTCTGCACCAATATCTTTACCAAAGCTATACAGAGCATGAGCCAAGTCTTCTGCCTGTTCAATTGTCATAGCCATTACCGTTCTCCATCAGTTGACTATAATTTAATATAACACAGATTTAGAGGCTGTCAAGGGTTTTTTTATTTTTTAAGCCCGTCTTCAAGTCCGATGGCTTCACATTCTTTGGGATACTTCCCCCACATTTCCTTGATAAGTGCATCAATGGCGGTTTTAATGCCAGGAATTTCGGAAATCTCGCTAAGATTGAAGATTTCATTAAGATATTGATCAAAAGTCATGCTGTCTTTAGCCATGTCGCTCTCCTTCAATTCATCTTATATTCTTACAATACCATATATTTCAAGACTGTCAAGCACTTTTTTTCATCAATCTATCTATTTTTGCCTTGGCATCTTCACTACTTTTGGGGAAATTTTCAAGACTTGGTGTCAATTTTTTGACAGGTTCTGGCTTGGGTTGTTGCTGTAATGTCATAATATTGACAGGTTCACGGTATCCTTCTGCCTCACGTTTTGGGGTATCTGTAATCCACTGGTCAAGTTCTATCACAGCCTCTACTACATAAAGGACTATAAGACCGCCTATAACAATTAAAGATAAGACTAAAAACCAAAACATTATCATAATCTATCATAATTTAGCTATTTGTCAATGGTTTTTTAAACCATAATATAATTAAAAATAATGCTTGACAAAATTCTAAACCATGGTATTTTACGTTATAGGGCAGTGTATGCCCTCGTTGGGGCAAGGTCTGCCCAATTACAAGGAAAGTATAATATTATGGAATATCGCAGTTATTATTTTGGATACGGAATGAATACCCACCCAGATCAGATGGCAAAGCGTTGCCCTGATGCTACGTTGGTAGGCGTTGCATATCTAAACGACTATCGTCTTGTGTTTCGTAACCATGCCGATATTGAGATTGACGTAGGCAGCACAGTCTGTGGCGTGTTATGGGAAGTAAGCGAAAGCGATATGATTGCGCTTGACCGTTTAGAAAGTTTCCCTTCTTATTATTTGCGTCAGCGTGTTTTGGTCCAGACTGAAACCGAAGCATATGTTGCTTGGGTTTATAGCATGGCTGACCAAGATTATGAATTTACGCCTAGCACATCATATTATGATTTGTGCACAGAAGGTTATAAGCATCATGGTGTTCCTACTGCACAATTGGTAGAAGCACTAGAAGCCGCACCTACGCAGAAATATGTTGACAGTACGTATGATTACGGTTATGACTATTACAAAAACCGTGGTTGGTTTGACTATGACAATGGCGTAGATGCCAAGTATGATGACTATGTTTCGCAACACTATGGTTTTTATGACCGCAATATGGAGAAGTAAGAATGGCTAAGTCCGCACTCATGTTGAAGACTAGACCTAAAAAGACGGTTGTTCGTCAACCTAAGTTTATGGATGAAAAGTTCACTGGTCCTGAACCAGTGTGGACTGATGCTAAGAAGTGGTCTCCTGACAAATTACGTCAGGAGATTACGCATGCATTATATTTCTACAATTATTATATGACTGCGGCTGACATGCGCAAGTATGTTGTAGAGTTTGGTCAGCAGTATCTTAAATGGGGCAAGGCGGAAATTGCCGCATTTGCTGAATGTGAAGACAGTCGTGTTGGTATTACCATTGGTAGTGTTTCCAAGATGATATTGCGTGGTGCGCCAATGGCACATGATGCAGAGTTTATCACCACAAAGATTGCTGAATTACTGGCATATGGCAATGCTCGTATTGCTGAAAAGAAGCAAACCGTAGCCAAACCAGTTGTTAAGCGTAATGTGCAAGATCACTTGCGTGATAAGTTGTCTGATACTATCGGTGACTTGGAAGTTATGTTTGATGCAATGATGGAAGGTTCAACCGATGTTCCTGATTTCATGGCGTATTTCCGTGAACAGAATATGCCACAGGCATTTGTCTCTCGTATTCGTGAAAAGTATGCAGAACAGTATGCAGAGTTGCTTGAAGGTCAAGACAAGAAAGGCGATGCTTGCTTGCGTGAAGCATATGCTTGGATGACCAAAGCAATCTTCAAGCGTTATGATACATGGTATAAGACTCTCTTTGATGCGCTCACGACCTATGGTAATGTCAAGGCTGCGGTTCGCAAGGTTCGCAAGCCTCGTCCCGTGAGCAAGGAAAAACTTGTCAAGAAAGTCAAGTTCTTGCAAAAGTTTGATGAACTTAACCTTGTGTCCATCAATCCTACTGATATCATTGGTGCCACTGAATTGTGGGTTTACAACACCAAGACACGTAAGATTGGCAAGTATGTTGCTGCTGTGAGCAGTGGCGTATTGGGCATTAAGGGCAGCACTATTCTTGGCTTTGATGAAAAGTTGAGTGTGGCAAAGACACTACGCAAGCCACAAGAGCAGATGAAGTCATTTATGAATGCTGGCAAAATCCAACTCCGTAAGTTCATGGACAACATTCGTGCAACAGAAATTGCCTTGACAGGTCGTCTAAACAGTGATACAGTAATTCTTAAATCAATCAAGTAAGGTGATTTATGAAATACGACGGCGGTTATCTGCATAAGCATGTGCGTTGGGTAGAACTAGATAAGCGTAATAGACTTAAGTCACGGTATAGTCATCGTATCACTGCTCGTGACTTGGGTCAGATTATAAAGTTACACGATTACTTTAGCAGCAATTATAAAACTTTTGATTCAAGTTGGTGGGGTGATAATGCACCGCAAATTTTCATGCAGCGTAAAACAATGTTTTGTGTAAATTTTTACTTGAATGAAGAAGACTTGGTGAAACTTATCATAGGATATGTAGAATGACAAACTATAATCACTACCGTATCATCAATGACCTAACAGGTCTTGCTAATAAACTTGGGTTTGAAATTACTCCAAGTCGTGGTGCATACAATTCTTATGCATATGAACAAAGTAGTGGCACGGATTTTGCACTTACGGTTCCAAAAGATGACGGTGATATATTACCAATCTATACACGTGGTGTAACGATATACAGTGGCACGGCAGAAGATTGTATTCACTTTATGCATGGTTGGATGAAGTATCGTGAGTATATTAGTATTCTTGGCTTTAAGGACAAGACTATTGCTGACCGTGAAGAAAAGTTAGCAAGCAAACGTAAAATGGATCGTATGACAAAAGCAGTCGTAGATGGTAAAGACCCAGGTCCAGATTGGTATGAAGGTAAAGAAGATGAAGATATGCCCTTCTAAACCCATCACGGTGTTTCGCACTTCTTTAAGAGAAGGTCATTTTGGTAAATCCACAAAGTATATAATGGAAGCCGCCAAAGGTGAAGCCAATATATTATGGCATGAATGTAGTACAAATTATAAATGGGTATGGGAGAATGCCATTAAAGACAGCATAACTTTCCATGCCCATTACGATATTGCATCACATGAATGCCGTGTAGCCGTTACCGCAAAATTTGAACCAGAAGATTTAACTTACTATCTTATGGCATTTGAAGTAGCGTAAATAACGGTA